AGAATGATAGTAAGGTCGAAGAAAATCATTCCCAGGGGTGTCCGCGAGGTCCACTCGGAGCGATCCTCCGAAGTCTGTATTTACGGATGTGCTGTTGACCCACAAATGACCAACCCTGCTCTGAGAAATGGGTACACTCTCAGAAGATGCAGTTACATTACCTAGCAAAACAACACAAACAACAACACGCGAAAATTCTCCGGTGGTGGCCGCCACTGCCCCGGAGCGCTGCGTTCAAGAGTGGCGACTCGCCTCTCGTGGGGAATTCAAGTCTGAGGAGTGGATTCCGAACGGGGGTGAAAAGGTTGAAAAGGTTGTTGCGGAGAATATCGTTTTCCATGATACTGAAAATGTTGAAACGGTTGATACGAGTTCTCTCGCATCTGGAAATTACGATCAGGATGCTGATTCCGCTGCTGGCTTGGCTAGCTTCTTGAGTCGTCCCGTGCGGATTGCGACTTATACGTGGGATCAGACTGGTACGTATTCACCCCCTCCGATCAACCCCTGGGCCTTGTATTTCAACACAGCCCAAATCAAGAACAAGTTGGAGAACTATGGTAAGATAAAGTGCAAGCTACATTTGAAGTTTTTGGTGAACGGTTCGCCGTTTCACTACGGTGCATTACGTGCTTGTTATTTTCCCATGGCTGATGTTCGGAGTGACTACGTTTCAGTCGCTGATTTGATCCCTATGTCCCAGGTTCCGGGTGTCTGGATTGAACCATCCATTATGGACTCTGCGGAGATGGTCTTACCGTTTCTGTGGCAGCACAATTGGTTGGAGATTACAGATTACTCGCAATTTGTGGATATGGGGCGATTACAGATGATAGAATACGCCGATCTACGATCTGCCAACGGTGCCACTTCATCAGTTACTGTGGCCCTATACGCATGGGCTGAAGATGTTGTGGTTATGGGGCCTACTACGGTAGGTGCCATGCAGAGTGGTTCCTGGATTGGGACATTCCAGTCTGATGAGTACGAAGAAGCTGACGGAACTGTTTCTGGCCCTGCAACCGCAGTGGCTAAGATAGCCGGGAAGTTGGCCGATGCCCCGTACATTGGACCGTTTGCAAAGGCTACTGAGATGAGTGCCAACATGGTGGCCGGGGTTGCTCGCCTGTTCGGGTACTCCAATCCACCTGTTATTGATGATGTCATGCCTATGCAGAACAAAACATTCCACGCCTTCGCTAATTCGGAAACAAGGATGCCGATTGACAAATTGAGCTTAGATCCTAAGAACGAAGTTACCGTCTCTAGCGAAGTAGCGGGTGTGAAGGAGAAGGATCCTTTGGTATTCACAGAATTGTTGAGCCACGATAGTTTTATCCTGGCGACCAATTGGTCCATGTTTAATGGTATCGATATTTTGTTGTACAGCGCTGTGGTCAACCCCCACTATGCGTTTTTTGCTGGTGGCTTTCG